CGTCTGGCGTTGGGCCAAGAATAAACGTCAATTCTTTTACATCGGCAGATTGAGGGCCAAAAATAGCGTAGTGCTTAGGTTTTCCTGTGTCCGTTGGATTGGGGTACGCATCTCTAATAAAGTTAACGTCTTTGTTTAACAGGTAAAGATAGTCTCCGCCAGCACTTGGGTATACAGCCAAAGAGTATGTAGACAAGAAATCATCAGGCGCAGATAGATACTTATTGCCAGAAGTTAAAAGTCCAGTCACATTCTTTCTCAGGTTGGCAACCTGCACCGTGTTATAGATGCGCTGCTCCGCCTGCTTAATCATAATGTTCATATCTACCGTGGGAAACGTGTTCTCACAGTAGTCTGAAACAGCAACGACTAACTCGGCATAGGTCATGCCATCGGGCCTCTAGCCATTACGCCTTTAGTGGCAGCGCCTGTTCCACGGATTTTGATGCCAGTAGTTTTAACTTCATCGTTAGAACCAATGCTGACTCCGTCCATAGGAGTCCAATCCTTCTTGCGTGGCATAGGTGCTTTGTCGCGCATCTTCACGCCAGCCTTACCGTCCATCGTGTGTGGAACAGCATAGACGCTGGCATCGCCAACTTCTTTGCCCATTACTTTTTTGCTATACATTATTTGCTCCTTGAGGATTTCATCTGGTTAGCAACCTTAGCCATGCCACGACCCAATGTACGCATCTGCATATTGGTCTTGCCACCCTTGGCAAACTTAGTCATAGGCTGACCGGGATGTAATTTTTTCTCATGCTTATGCACTGCACCAGCAACCATTTTCTTGTCCTGTTTTAAGTCTTTCTTGTCCATTTTCAACTCCTAAGTTACGCTAACCGTTACTGTACCAACACTTGTCGTTCCCACCAAGTTATTTGGTGTTAAAGGCACATCAAATTCACTCGATCCACCCACCGGATACCAGCCCCACTGGATGTCCCTAGAACCTCCTGTTGGATACCCGCCAAAACCAGATAGGTTATCCTGCAATCCATTCACACCCGCAGTCACGTACGTGCCGTCATTACGTGGATCCATCACAGCCTGCGGATCATCAACTGGATACATACCTAGTTGCAACTGAGGCTGATCTGGATCCCAGCACTCAGGACAAACTTTTATGTTGTACAGCTTTGTCTTGATGATTTCCTTCTTTAACTCCTTGAGTTTGTAGCGCTGACCACAACGGTCGCACATGGCAATACTGTATTTGCCAGAAGCAAATCTATTGCCCATTAAGCGCTACCCCCTCCAATGAATGATTGACGAGGAACAAACCTAATTGCTGCCTTTTCGCGGTCTTCACCAGCGGCAAGGTTGAATTGCTCGTCATACATCTCTTTAAGCATTTGAACCCGTGGCATCAGTTCAGGAACCTTGGCTGCAATTTGATAGGCTAATCCTGCCGCAGCGGCGGGTAGGAAGCGGAAATTCATATCGCCAGTCTGTATACCAGCCCCAGCATCTTGCACGCGCCGTAAGCGCCAATAGATCAACTGATACGAGGTGGAGTCATCTGGGGTAGGCCAGACGGTTACAGCAGGGAGTTGGGGAACATACACCGAGATACCTGATGTATGGGCTGCTGCCGTTGTGTCGTTCTGCGCCCTTGAACATACATATAGGGTATTGCCGGTAATGTACTGATAGTAGATAGTCTCATTATCTAATTTAATGTACCCAGCCGCAGCCAATCCAACCGTGGTGCTGAGAGTTATCTCTGTGCTTGTGGCGGTGATGGTTGTACTTAACGTGGAATTGGCGGGGTTTGTCTCGCCAGAGTTCCTTTGAACAAAAATCTGGATAGGACGAGCCTGCTGTAATTTATTAGGGATCGTGGCATAGGTTGAAGAACTGATGCGGGTGATCGTTAAATCGGACTGTGTGCTGGCGCTGTTAGCCCCAGTACGGATTACATGATCCATCAGGTCAATGGTATCTGTCGGGGTTGGATACGTGTTTAAACCCGCAACTAGGTCAATAGAGCCTTGCTCAATCGTCCACATGTTGATGCCCCTGTTTTGCCATTCAATGGTCATCAGGTTCATCGATCTGCGTGCGGTTCTTAGGTCATATCCTGAACGCATCTCTCGTCCAGCGCGTTCCCACGCTTCTTCCGCTAACTCGGTGAAGTCAAGGTTAAATGCGGTACTGCCGGAGGTATATGCCATTATCTAAATCCTGCTGTTTTCTTTGCTATACCCTTGGGTTGAGCCACAAACTGTTTGCCCTTGGCTTTACCTGCACGCTTTGCCTTGGTAGTTGCCGCATACTCTTTAGAACTTAAAGACTTAATTGCTGCCTCTGGCAAGTAACGCTCACCAGTTTTTGACGACGGCTTTCCCGACTTGGTACGCCATTTCTGATCGCCCCAGTTTTTAAGGGATTGCTGTGGTGCTTTCAATCTCTGTAGCCCCCACCTGCGGCTTTGTAGCGTTTAGCCATAACCTGAGCTTTACGTGCTGACCACTGCCCTGCGCCTGTACCTGCGATTGCCGCAGCTTTAACACTGTTAAAAATCCGTTTGCGTAACTCAGGCTTGGTATAGTTACCCGCCTCGTTTACTTTAGATTTTACTTTTCCGCCGTCTTTCATGTAGCCCATTTTGTTACGCACTTCAGTGGGCAGCTTCGACAAACCAATATTCTCTGCTGGAACTTCTTTTAAATCACCACCAGCAGACATCTTCTTGGGCTTCTTACCCGCTTCCTTCATGGCAATAGCCGTAGCTGCTTGTTTTGCCAATCCACCTTTTTTATATTCAGTGAAATCAGTGTCGTCTCTTCGGGCAACTCTCTTGCCTTTGGGCATTTTAGAGGGGCTAATAGACCCCATTCCTCTGCTTGAAATCATTTTTTACCACCTTTAACTTTCTTAGCTAAAAACAATTTATCAACCATTTTTATCCGCTGGGGCTTGGTTGTAACTTTGTTAATAATAGCCAGCCGTTTGGGTTCACTTGCGCCGTAAAACCCGGCCTTTTTTAAAGACTTAACTACGCTAGTTGCGGGTTTTGCAGTTGCCATATCAACACATCTTTCCACGAGTTTTACCTCGTTGAGCAATACCGTCAGCACGGGAAGAAGCAGTCATGCCACCCTTAGCCAACGGAACAATATCCGCATCGGCTTTTTTGCTTGGCTTACTCGTACCCATGTAGTCTTCCTTAGCTCCTTTACTGAGGGGTAAGGTCATATCATCTTTGGACTTACTCTTCCCCATGTAATCCTCTTTAGTCCCTTTAGAAAGGGGCATAGGATCAACCTTAATACCACTGCCCGCAACTGGAGGCTTGTAGTCTCTGTAGCTAGTCTTATCGTCTATGTGTTGGGGAGTGGCTTTAGGCATGATTAAATCATCTTTCCGCGAGTCTTACCACGCTGGGCTATGCCGTCAGCACGACTAGATGCAGAAACAGAACCACCTTTAGCAAAACCAAAAGTAGAACGGATGCCAGAACGGATGCGCTCATTAACAGATCGGGAATCAGTTTTGCCGCTACCCGATCTAGCGCTTGCAAGATTTTCTTTAATGTTTTGTTTTGTGTCTTCAATATTTTGTTTTGTGCGCTCATTGGCAGACATCTTGGTCACATCAGGAGAAGATTTTTTCTTCATGTCAGCCATAGCCTTAGAAGCGTCTTCTGGATACTCAGGATTAGATCTACGTCCTAAGCCGCCACCATAGGTGGTAGAAGCAGCAAGGGATGGAACACTTGCTCCATACTGGGTTGATTTAGGTTTTGAAGAAGCAGCACTTAACGCGGGCATTGCTGGTTTAGCTCTTGGAGTAGATTTGAAGTTTTCTTCAGGCTCTTTCTCCATCATTCCGGCTTCCACAGACTTCATTGCACGGGTGCGAGTTTCGTCGTCAATATCTGTGTTTTGACCTTCGGTCACGCCACCTTTTTCATAACGTTTCATTTTTTTCATGGTAACTCCTTAACAGTATTTTTTAGTTGCGCCGCCCTTAGACAGCATCTTGCCTTTTGTTTTGCCTTTAGTGGCAACACCGTCGGCGCGAGAAGAGGCTGAACCGCCTTTAGAGTAGGCCATTCCGCCTCCCATCATTTTCTTTGCAGCAAAAGCTGGAACTTTTTTTCCATCTTTCATCACCATAGGCATGCCGCCTTTTTTCATGCCCATCATGCCAGCCATAGGCTTTTTCATGCCATCCTTAGCTGTACTCATGCCGGGTTTCATTGTTGGTTTACCCATAGGCTTAGATTCTTTTTTCTTAGCCATCATCGCCATAAATCCGGGGTTCATTTTGGTTGCCATATCTCCACCTTGTTTAAACGTTTTG